GATAGTAAGCCCGATCCTGTTGAACTTTTCTTAGGCTCTTCCATTTCATCCGAAATATTTAAGTTTGTATACGCAGTTAACGCTGGATTAGTATTCATGTTACACCTCTATTCTTAGAAAATTAAATCTAAACCCTTACCAAGTAGTGTACTACCACCAATGGGTGAAGTAAACATAGTAGCTACGAGATTACCCCACGCAGCGGAAGAATTATAATCTCTCTGCGCCTCTGCCTCTGTAGCTGCAGCAGCTGCAGTACCCTTAATCTGTGCATTAGTCCTTGCTAAGTCAGCAATACGCTGACGTTCATTTTCAGAACTATTCCACGCCCATTCCATACTGTCTTGGTAATACGACCAAAGATCATTGTATGCAGTATTAGACATATTCAATATAGATGCTGCATTAATTTCATTGGCACGGTTAATTGATACTGTGTCTGCAGTTGCAACTTGTCTACGCCAGTTAGCATTGTTCTGATCAATAACCAAACGGTTCTGCGCATTGAACTGATCACGCTGGTTCATCATTTCGGATGCAAATCTATCTTGGGCATTGACCTGACCTGCATTAAACTGTTGCTGTGCATTAGTTTGCGCCGCATTAAACTGTGATGCTTGAGTAGACAGGTTAGCAAAGAACTGATCAGTTTGATTTTGACTTGAGGCATTAAACTGTGCAGCGGCATTAGCTGCGGCTTGATCAGTAAACAAAGATTGTATTTGTTGTTGGCTTTTAAACATACTAGTTTGCTGTGCGTTATTTAAATTAGCCATATCCATTTGTAAAAAGGATTGTGCATTCATAACGGCAGCTTGTTGACGATTGTTTAGGTTAGCCATATCCATGTTGGATAGTGCCGCTGCTTCCGCCATTGTTAATGCCTGACGATTAGACAAGTTAGCCATGTTTACTGTGTTAGCGTTACGGCTGTTCTCCAAAGCTACTTGTTGCTCTGCAGTAAAGTTCATGTTAGCAATGTCACTAATCTTACTTGCATTCATTACACGTGCTTGGAATCCTTGGTCAAACTCCATACCCATAAATGTAGCACGTTGCTGTGCTGCAAGCATAGCACGTTGTTGACGGTTAGATAAGTTCTGTCCCTCAAACTGTGCAAAGGTTTGTGCATCTGCAGCGGCAATGGGTAGTGAAGCTTCCATAGCGGCCTGTATAATAGCCTGTCCAGCCATAGATGATGCACCAAGACCACGTGCAGCCATTGTAGCTGTAGCGGTACGCATAGCACCTGCAGCCCAAGCAGGTGTATTACCACCTTCAAAGCTTTGCATAAGAGTTTCAAGCTGACCCTGTACAGTTGCCTGTTGTGTAGGTGTAGCGGTAGCTGCCTGTATCTCTTCCGTAAACTTAGAGGCAGTCTCTGCGTTAGCTACACCACTAATAAGTTCACCCTCCTCAACTTTACGCTGAACAGGGTTATCCATAAGTATTGATTTACCTTGGGCAGCTTCAAGCTCAGATACACTTGTTGATGTAGCTACTTCAGCGTCTACTACTGCACGTGGATCAACTTCACCTTGTGCCGCCGTAGTCTGTGCTACTACTTCTCCAACTTTATCTGCTACCTTTTCAGGCTGCATTATATTTGCGGCAGTTGCGGTAGGTACATCTGCAGTTGTAGTACCTGCAGTTGTAACTGGTGTTACAATGTCACCTTGCACCTGACCTACACGAGGATCAATAATTTGATCAGGAGTAACTACAGTACCTACAGGTTGTACCGTTGCACCGGGTAAAAGGGTAGGGCTAATTGCACGATTAGCTTGCAGTTCAGAAATAGATTCACCAGAGTATCCTGTATCTGAAATCTGTGATCTTGGGTCTGAAGCAGTGTCATACAGTAGGTCAGTTTTTCCTGTCCTATTTAAATAATCTTCATAAAGTTTGTCTTGAGCTGAACCAATACTGCCAGAAGTTTGCTGTCCAAAATAGGGGCTGGTACGCATGTCCATCGTACCTATACCACTTGCTGCCTTTTTATATTCTTCATATTCAGGTGAGTCATAAAACCCTTGATCAATAGAGGATACTGCACCACCTTCTGCATACTTTTTTACGTAGCCACCCATAGCCATCTGCATAGCTTTTTGTTGATACATATTCATAGTATTCATCTTATCAGGGTTTTGATTTAGGTAATCATTAAACCCATTCATGTCACCTTGATAGCCTAAAGTACCTGCAATACGTTGCATTGCTTCAGGTTTGAATCCTTTGAATTGCATCATTCTTCTATCTTTCTTTGTATTGCCATACGACAAAGTATACTGCGTTGTATATTACGTGTCAATAGTTAATTACCACTTACCTTGTTTCACACCTAAGAAGTACATTGCTATTATTAAAGCTCCAGCACCTGCTAATGCTACTGAGATACCTACAGCCCAGTTAATGCAGTTGTCTATAAACTCTTGCTTCTTATAGACTAGCTCACGTTGTTCTTTACGTTGCTGTGCTTCTATTCGTACTATCTCGTCCCATGCACTGGGGCCATACGTCCAAGATATATGCGTTTTAAGTTCTTCTCGCATTTCCTTGAGCTTCTGCTTTTGCGCCCATATGTCTAATGCAGTAGCTTGGTTGTCATTAAACATCTTGTACATCGGAGGGTTCTTAGCTTTTTCCTCCAAGAAGTCTAGGTCACTTACAGCTTTAGACCATTGGGATACTGCACCTGCCATACCACTGATTTCTCTGCCTACAGATATAGCTTTCTTTATGCCATTGTAAGCTGTAGTAGCCGCCGCCATAGCTGTGAAAGGATCAATCACCTTACTTACCCATAGGCTGTATAACGGTATCGTGGTCTCTATTGATGTACTTTAAGTCATTCTCTATGAGGGATACACGCTGTTGTAGTGCAGTTATCTGACCAATGGTTCTTGTTAGACTATCCAATTCATCCCATAGTTCTTCTATTTCTGCCCAAGAGTACTGCAATTCCATAGCATTGTCCAGTACGTCACGTTTAAGATTTACATTGTCCTCAATAGCCATGCGAGAACCAAGCTGACTTACTGTCTCTTCTAAGTTTGCAATAGTAGCTGCCTGTTGAGACACCCACCAGACACCACCTGCAAGTTGAGCAGCCATTCCCATTACAAGAACAATAGGTAACTTTAAGTTTTCCATAGCTTAGTTACCCTTACGTGTGTCTTCCATCATCTCACGGATAGACTTTATATTTTCGTCAATACGAGCCATAGTTACAGCCTGTGTTTGTACAATGTTCTCAAGAGCAATTAAACGTGTCTCATGCCGTACAATCTCACGGGTGTTAGTTTGGATGTCATTGTTAAGGTCTGCAACAAACCATACAAGAGCAATAGTCTGACCAAGGATAGCCAGCACAAATGTTAAAGGTATTGATTTTGACAAGTGCCAGCTATCTTGAGCCATATTCTAGTCCCTATATTTTAGTAGTACTCTTCTTCTGTTTCTGCTTCCAAAGAGTCAGCCAGCATCTTCTTCCGCAGTTGGTGTATCCGTTATGTCTTTCTTTTTTTTTCTGGCTGGTTACGAAGGTTTAGTCGGCCATGTGATGTCGGTTGGGAAGCCAGCTTGACCTGTGATGTTCAATAGGTCAGTTCGGTACTGTGTCCACTCAGCTTGTTTAGCTGCGGTGAGGTCTGCCCAGCGCAAAGCGTTAGACACGATAGGGTCAACCTCTATAACCAAGCGATTGTCACGCTCTTCACGAACCTCTGCGGCTGCGGCTGCATCTAGTTCTGCCTGTGTAGGCGGAATATATGCTGCGAAGTTTGTGCCGATCAAAGCCATGACTGCATCATTGTCAATCATGGTGTCTGTGTCAGAAGGGTCGAGAGTGTAAGGTATCCAGCCGTGCTGTGGGTGGTTAATCTCTACGTCCATACGAAGGTTGTCAGATTGAAGTGAGACCGCATTGCGGATTTGTGTGATTGTAATTGTCATTATGAAATCCTTACAAAAGAACTAGCAGCGTAGTTAGTGCCTCCAAAGGCATTATTGGTGCCACCGCCCATAGCCCTCCAAGTACCACTAGGGGCGCCTCCGTTAGTTGGCATCAAAATATTATTTCCTGCTGATCGGTGTATAGATGTATATTGTAAACTACTCCCTGAATAGGTTGAGTTTACTGAAATCGTGGCAGCATTTGAATTTCTTCTGAGAAAAGCATAAGAGCCAACAGTATTAATGCTTGTGCTTGGCGTTCCGGCTGGACCTGTAGCACCCGTAGCGCCTGTAGCACCCTGTGGCCCTTGCGGTCCTGTAGCACCTGTAGCACCTGTTGGTCCCGTAGCGCCAGTTGCACCATCTGCACCGGCTGGTCCCTGAAGTGCAGCATCAGCGATTGTATGTTTTTCCCATGTCCCCGCAGAAGCGTCATACACAGGAATTAAATCAGTAGATACTGCATCAGACCCAGTAGCAAATCCTGTTAAAGCGGCGCCAACATTTGCTGTATCTGTTACGTCAGCACTAGCTTCAATGGCGTCTAGCTTTGTACCATCTGCCGACACATCACGTCCGTCAACTGTTCCAGAAACAGCTATGTTGCCAGATACGTCAATACCTGTGCTGGTGGTGGCAAGTTTGGCTGCGCCTGAATAAAACAGCTCAACCTTGTCGTTTCGTTGCATATAGATGTAGTTGTCGCCGCTGTCGATTTCTTTAAGAACGATAGCATCTCGTCCTCTAATCCATAATTGTCCAGTGCCAGCATCATCAATATAGCTATGCGTCCCATCATGGTAAATCTGCAAATCAGACCCAGCACCAAAAATGGCCTTGTCGTTGTCACCGAAGGTGGCGTTGCCTGTAGATGTTAGGCCAGGAACAGTTACTGTACCAGTAAACGTAGGGCTTGCGAGTGGGGCAGCACCAGACACTTCCGATACACTAATAGT